AAAAGCCAAGCGAAAAGGAACAAAGAAGGGCAAACAGTTTGTGAAGCAACCGAAAGGGATTGCAAAGAAAGTAAGAAAGTATAGGTCATAATGGCAAAAGATCCAAGATTAAAACGCGCAGGAGTAAGTGGTTTTAATAAACCAAAGCGTACACCCAACCACCCAAAGAAGTCACATGTAGTTGTTGCTAAAGAAGGCAGCAAAGTAAAGACAATTAGATATGGACAACAAGGTGTGTCAGGCGCAGGTAAAAATCCTAAATCTGCAAAAGATAAAGCAAGAAGAAAATCTTTTAAAGCAAGACATGCAAAGAATATATCTAAAGGAAAAATGTCTGCTGCATATTGGGCGGATAAATCTAAGTGGTAAAAAGAAAAGATCCAGTTAAAGGCACAGGTAAAAAACCAAAAGGTTCTGATCGTAGATTATATACAGATGAGAATCCAAAAGATACAGTTAGTATTAAGTACGCAACGCCTGCAGATGCTAGAGCAACTGTAGCTAAAGTAAAAAGAATTAATAAACCATATGCACGTAAAATACAGATCTTGACTGTTGTTGAACAACGTGCTAAAGTTGCAGGTAAGAAAGAACAAGCTGCGATTGCAAAGCGAGGTAAAGAAGCTTTAAAAAAAGCTCGTGGCAAAACTAAATAAATGGAGTTATGGGAGGCATGGTTACTTTTAATGGTTACATTAAACACAATACAGAACTTAATTGTTTTCTTTGTAGGGCGTAAGTTTAAAAAGTAATGTCATTTTTAGTTGCTAATCTACCTCCTACAAAAGTATATGTTAAGAAACAATATTTATATGATCATCAAAAAGGACATGGAGAATTTGTAGAAGGTGTTTGGGTTACTTGCAAATCTATACAAGGTAGAGCATTATACTTTGAAACGTATTTACCAGAGTATGGCGCTTTATACGATAAGCTCCCTATTAGTGCTTTCGTTAGTGATCCTACTGAGTTGGATCTTGAGCTAGAAGAATTAGAATTATGGGATGCATTTAGTTACAATCTTACAGTAATAGAAAAACAATCTATTGCAGGAGTACGCTGTAAATACCTTGCACCTTCAAAGAAATGGTATCATGGTGAATACTTATTTACTATAGATAATTGTCATTCAGATCACAATGTATTAAATACTGGATATTCAGAAGTACCAGAAGAACATAAATCGTTTAATATTTTAGAACTAGATAACAAGCATTACGCAGCTCAACCTAATAATAGAGTTATATACTACGATAAATCATTGACCCCGTCTGAAACAAAACAACCAGATTTTAAAGTATCTACTGAATATTATTCTGTAGAAAATAAATCTAAATGGACTGCAGGCGATGATACTAATTACTTTTACAATTTACTTGAACAAAAATAAACTCTGTGTTATAATTAATTGATCGCCATAATGGGATCATAACATAACGCTTAACGGAGGTTATATGAATATTTTAAATTGGGAACCTTACAGACCATTTACAGTTGGGTTCGATTCAATACTAGACAGACTCATGGATATAAAAACTGAGTCACCAAACTACCCACCATACAATATTAAAAAATTAGATGCTTTGCACTACGTAGTCGAAATGGCTGTAGCAGGCTTTGGTAAAGAAGATATTAATGTGGAGTATGCAGACAATACTATGACAGTACAATCTATTAAAAAAGAAAAGACTGAAGATAAAAATGTCGTGCATCAGGGTATTTCACAAAGATCATTTATCAGATCATTTGCATTAGGAGATGATATGGTAGTGACAGATGCAAATCTAAAAAATGGTTTACTTTCAATATATATTGAAAAGATTGTACCAGAGGAAAAGAAACCTAAAACAGTAGACATTAAGTAATGACTGGGGCCTTGTGCCCCTTTCAACAGGAGACTATATGGACGCAAGTGTGTTAAAAGACAGATTACTAACTGTATTAGATGAAGCAATATCTGCTAATAAAGACCAGATATCTGGTGTAGGTGCAGAGGATTTTGCAGCATATAAGTATATGTTAGGTGTATCTCATACTTTAGAAGATATGAAATCTAGAGTTACAGATGAATTTAGAAAACTATACAAGGAGGATAATGTATGACATTACCAAAACCAGCAGGCTTTAGGCTGTTATTAAAACCTAGAGAAGTATCAAATAAAACTAAGGGGGGCATAATTTTAACAGATGAATCTGTAGATGCCGCTAAATTTTCGTGTGTAGTATCTCAAGTTATTGACATGGGATCTGATTGCTACAATGATAAAGAATCAAAGTGGTGCAAGATTGGAGACTGGGTCTTAACTGGAAAGTACGTAGGACTTAAAGTAAAACATGAGGGTGAAGAGTATTCACTCATCAATGACGACGAAGTTGTGGCTGTAGTATTAGATCCTACAAAAATATCCCACAAATAGACTTGCATATATCTACCATTTAGTATACAATATTCGGAAAGCGAGATACGCGGATCGCAACCGAAGGAGGTCTAAATGGTAGACGAAGAAAAGAAAGACGATATTCAGGAAGAACAAGAAGAAATAATTGTTGATCTTCCAGGAGAAGAATCTGAAGGTAAGGTAGAAACCCAACCTGAAGAGCCAACTGAACAGGAGGCTCCAGTCCCATCAGAAGAAGTTGTAGAAGAAGAACCTGAAGACGAGGAACCGTCTGAAGATGAAGACGATACAGAAAGCTCGGAAGATGAGGAGGAATCTAAAGATAAAAAACAATTTGGTAAGAGAGCTGAGAAAAGAATCAAGCGTCTTGTCAAAGAGAAAAAAGAGTTAGAAGCACAACTTCAATCGATGAAGGATCAAGAAAAATCTTGGTCTTCAGAAAGAGAAACACTTCAATCTCGTACTAAAGATTCCGAGTTGCAAGCCATTAATTCATACATAGAAAGATTAAAGGCTCAAGAGAAACAGTCCTTAACTGCACTCAAAACAGCAAAAGAAGCAGGAGATATTGACTCAGAAATTAAAGCACAAGATGCTTTAGCTTCAGTCAAAGCAGAAACTTTAATTGCGCAGCAGTATAAAGTACGGGCTGAGTCTGATACACCTAAAAAAGAATCACCAAAAAGTAAACCTAAAGCAGAACAAAAACCTGCTCAGGATTACACACCAGATCGTAAAGCTTTAAATTGGCAAAAACGAAATGAATGGTTTGGTGGAGGTTCTACTAAGGATCGTATTATGACCCAAGCAGCTATGGTTATTCATAAAGAATTAGTTGACGAAGGCATTGTGCCATCAGCTAATGCAGATGAATACTATAATGAATTGGATTCTCGTATTCGAGGAGAGTTCCCAGAACGATTTAAGAATACAGCAGCAAAAAAAGTTCCACCAGTTTTGAGCGGAACGCGCTCTGCTATCGGGAAAAACCAAGTTAAGTTAACCAAATCAGAAGTTGAAATGGCTAACAGACTAGGAGTTTCCTTACAAGAATATGCGCGACAAAAAGTGCGCCAACAGGCGGGAGGTTAGAAATGACACAAGCAACAAAAAGCAGCCGTAAAAGTCGGGATTCGGCACCTCGAAATAAACCTTGGGAACCTTTAAAAAGATTGGACATTCCTGAAGGAAAAAAAGAAGAAGGTATGGAATACATCTGGGTTAGACATGAATTGTTAAACCAAGCTGATGATTCAAATGTTCATGAAAGATTGCGCGAAGGATACGTGCCAGTCACACCTGGGGAACTAGGAGATGACTTTCACGCTGACGTGCTATCTGCTGGTAAACACGCAGGTACTGTTAGATCTGGAGATCTGATATTAATGAAGAACACAGAGGAATTTGTGGCTCAGAAAGAACAGTACTACGACGATCAGACGAGAAAAATGGGGAATGCATATAGCGCTGAATATATGAAAAATCAAAACCCAAATATGCCAGTATCTGACGATTCAAAATCTTCTGTCACGCAGGGATCTGGATCAAAACCAAAATTCGAAGAGTAACTTTATAGTGACTCTGAGAAGGATTTAATTAACTACTTGCAATAAGGAGATTATTATGGCAGGATATGGTATGGAACCAGTTAGACAAGCTAACGGGGGAACAATCAGAGCCAATAATTTTTCTGACGGAAACGGCTATAGAGTAGCTGCTACTGCACCTTCAGCATTTTTTGAAGGCGATTTAGTAACTTACTCTTCTGGAAACATTGTAACTGACGTGGCGGCAGCATCGCCAGGCGCAGTTGTAGGTGTATTCTGGGGTGCTGAGTACTCAGATAATTCAAGTGGGGACGTTAAGTTTGTACGCTCGATTGCCGCAGGCACAGTTGCAAAAGCTAAATTTAAATGCTTTGTCTATGATGACCCAAACACTTTGTTTAAGATTCAAGCAGACCAAGCTGCTACAGCTATTGCTGCTGCAGACGTGGGCAAAAACGTACAAATCGTAGCAAGCCCTACTGGCTCAACAGTAACATTCAAATCAGGTTTAGTAGCTGATTCAAGTACTAAAGCAACCACAAACACTTTTCCACTACAAGTTTTAGGTAGTGCACAAGATGATTTAGGGTTCACAAGTGCTGGAACAGCAATGAACATTCTGGTTAGAATTAACACACACCAACATCGTAACGGCGCTACAGGCGTTACAGGTATATAATATAAGGAGTAAATAATTATGGCTATATCAAGAGGTCAGATCCTTAAAGAATTAGTACCTGGCTTACACGCGATTTTCGGAACTGAATACAGCAGATACGAAAACGAGCATGCCGTACTATTCGATGAGGAATCATCAAACAGAGCTTTCGAAGAAGAAGTCCTATTTCCAGGATTTGGCGAAGCTTCTGTAAAATTTGAAGGTCAAGCAGTAAACTACGCTGATACTGGAGAAGGTTGGGTAGCAAGATACAATCACGAGACTATCGCTATGGCGTTCTCAATTACTGAGGAAGCTATGGAGGATAATCTTTATGATAAGATGTCTACCAGACTAACAAAAGCATTAGCTAGATCTATGGCTTCGGCTAAACAAACTAAAGCAGCTAACGTATTCAACAATGCTTTCTCAGCTACTCAATTAGGTGGCGACGGTAAAGTATTAGCAGCAACTGATCACCCACTACAAAGTGGATCAACTGCAGCAAATACGTTCACAACACAAGCAGAACTTTCAGAAACATCTCTGGAAGATGCATTAATTGGTATCGCAGGATTTACTGACGATAGAGACATTCCGATTGCTCTACAAGGTAAGACCCTACACATTCCAAGACAACTTGTGTTCGTTGCGGAAAGACTAATGGCGTCTCCGTACAGACCTGCATCTGCAGACAATGATGTAAACGCACTAGTATCTAAAGGGATGCTACCAGGCGGTTACCACATTAACCACAGATTCACTGGTCAGAAGCGTTGGTTCATCAGAACAGATTCTCCACACGGAATGAAGATGTTCACAAGATCACCAATCAACACTTCAATGGAAGGTGACTTCGAAACAGGAAACGTAAGATACAAAGCTAGAGAGAGATACTCATTTGGGTTCTCTGACTGGAGAGGTATCTGGGGTTCAAACCCATCCTAAACACTATGGGGGCGGCATAAAAACTGCCCCCTTTTTAAACCCTATAGACTGCGAAAGCAGACTGAACAACAAGGAGTAAGACTATGGGATCAACTACTTTTTCAGGCCCGATTAAAGCGGGTACAATTAAAGACACAACAGGAACTGAGTTAGGTAAAAACGTAAAGAACTTAGGTCAAGTTGTAATGTCACAAACATTTGCCGTAGATTTATCAAGCGGTGCAGTATCTGCATCTGAGACAGATGTAGTAATACCTGCTAACTCACAAATCATTGATTGTGTATTTGACATGATTACAGCAGCTAACACTTCTACTAATATTAGTATTGGTGATACTGTAGGTGGAGCAGCAACTATCGTTAACACTTTTGCGAGTGGTACAAACGCTGGTAGAATACGTCCAACTACACAAGCTGGTGGAGCATTAGCTTGGGAAGATGTAGGTTCAACTGACATCAAGTTAACTGTAACTACTTCAGCTTCAACAAATGCTGGTGAAATGAGAGTAACTATTTTATACTCACAAAATAATAACTTAGGTTAATTAA